ATGTCCACCGGCAGCGAAGCGGATTTAAATCCGAACGTGGCGAACCGCAACAAAGGGGAGCGAAAAAAGGCGGAGAAAAACGTTTTCACGGATGACGCTATCGCCAAACTCAGTGACATTTTTCTGGATGATGCGTTTGAGTATCAGCGCGGCTGGTATCAGGCGGGTTTACAGCACCGCATTCGCAATATTCTCAAATCTCGCCAGATTGGCGCGACCTTCTTTTTTGCCCGCGAGGCGCTGCTTGATGCGCTGACCACCGGACGTAATCAGATATTTATCTCGGCCAGTAAATCACAGGCGCACGTCTTTAAAAATTACATCATCGACTTTGCCCGTCAGGTTGACGTAGACCTCAAAGGCGACCCGATGCAGCTTTCAAACGGGGCGCGCCTGTTCTTTCTCGGAACAAACATCCGCACTGCGCAGAGCTACACCGGCAATCTGTATCTGGATGAATATTTCTGGATCCCAAAATTTCAGGAGCTGCGCAAAGTGGCCTCCGGGATGTCACTGCATAAAAAATGGCGTACCACCTATTTCTCCACACCGTCGAGCCTTGCCCACAGTGCCTATCCGTTCTGGTCTGGTGAATTATTTAACAAAGGGCGTAGGCACAAAGACCAGCGTATTCAGCTCGACCTCAGCCACAGCCATTTAGCCGCCGGTGTGGAATGTGCCGACGGCCAGTGGCGGCAGATTGTCACCGTTGAAGATGCGCTGTCCGGGGGCTGCGACCTGTTCGACATCAATCAGCTTTCGCTCGAATACAGCCCGTCCGAATATCAGAACCTGCTGATGTGTGAATTTGTCGATGATAAATCGTCGGTATTTCCGTTTGAGGAGTTGCAGGGGTGCATGGTGGACAGCCTCGAAGAGTGGCCGGACTTTAATCCCTACGTATTTCACCCGTTCGATGACAATCCGGTGTGGATTGGTTACGACCCGTCGGAAGCGAACGGCGGCGACAGTGCCGGGTGTGTGGTCATTGCTCCACCCGATCAGCCGGGCGGCATTTTCCGCATTCTGGAACGTCACCAGTGGCAGGGTATGGATTTTGATGCGCAGGCCAAAGCCATCGAGGCACTGACAGAAAAATATAACGTCGAATACATCGGCATCGATGCCACTACCGTCGGTCAGGGTGTTTATCAGCTCGTCAGGCAGTTTTACCCCGCAGCGCGTGAAATCAAATACACGCCGGAAGTGAAAACGGAAATGGTGCTGAAAGCGAAAAACACCATCCATCGCGGCTGTCTGCAATACGACGCTGGCCACACTGATATCACGGCATCATTCATGGCCATTCAGAAAACCATGACGGCCAGCGGTGCGAAATCCACCTACCGCGCGAGCCGCAGTGAAGAAGCCAGCCACGCCGACGTCGCATGGGCAACGATGCACGTTTTGATTAACGAGCCGCTGACCGCTGCCTCCGGCAAACAAATAAAATCTACTTTGGTGATGTTCTGATATGACCCGTAAAAAAAACCGCATCAATAAAAAACTGACGCCCCAATCCGACACCCAAAAAAGCGAGATTTTTCGTTTTGATGAACCGGCCACGGTGATGGATCGCCGGGATATTCTTAATTATCTGGAATGCCTCAGCAACGGGAAATGGTACGAGCCACCGGTCACTTTCTCCGGGCTGGCTAAAAGCTTCCGCGCCGCCGTTCACCATAGTTCGCCGATGTACGTTAAGCGTAATATTCTGGCGAGTACGTTCATCCCTCACCCACTGCTTTCTCAGCAGCAATTCAGCCGCTACGCGCTGGACTACATTGTTTTTGGTAATGCGTTTATCGAAAAACGCCTGAGTATGACCGGCCAGCTTCTGAAACTGGAAACGTCACCAGCCAAATACACGCGCCGGGGTGTTGAGAACGGTGTTTACTGGTTCGTGGAGAATTACATAACCCCTCATGCCTTTGGTCAGGGGGGCGTTTTTCATTTGCAAGAGCCGGACATTAATCAGGAACTGTACGGCCTGCCGGAATACCTCAGCGCTTTAAATAGCGCATGGCTCAATGAGTCAGCAACGCTTTACCGTCGAAAGTATTTCCTCAACGGTGCGCACGCGGGCTATGTCATGTACGTAACTGACCCTGCGCAAAACTCTCAGGACGTGACCGCACTGCGCGACATGATGACGAAATCGAAGGGTTCGGGTAATTTTAAAAATATTTTCTACCACGCACCCGGCGGAAAATCGGATGCGATCAAAATCATTCCCCTCAGCGAAGTGGCGACCAAGGATGATTTCTTTAACATCAAGAACGCGACACGCGACGATCTGCTTAGCGCGCACCGGGTGCCACCGCAGATGATGGGCATTATCCCGAACAACACCGGCGGCTTTGGTGACGTTGAGAAAGCGGCAAAAGTATTTGTGCGTAATGAGCTGGTTCCGTTGCAGGAGCGTATGAAGGAGTTAAACGAGTGGGTAGGAAAAGAGGTGGTAAGGTTTACTGATTACGAGCTGTAAGCACTGCCCTGCTGGATAAAGCCGCCGGAATATTGGCGGCTTTCCTATGCCCTAAAAGCCGTATTAACGCTCCTTGAGCTGACATTATTCAATGTGATACTTCCAGCAATCAAGAAGGAAAAGAGTGGTATCACCTCCCTCGAGATTATTAAAGTTTTTTCTGAGAATTATCTGAGGAGTCGTAAAGATAAGAGATATTGTAAATCGATCTGTATTTTAACTTAACCGTGAACGCGTTATGTTTGGCACTTAATACTTTGAAAAACTCTTCATATGTGCTTTTGCACTGAGATAATGAAGATGCCCCCGAGCTGACTGTAAGAAGAGTGTTCATTTCATCCAGCGATACCGAATCACCTTTCCTTGGGTTGCCATAAGCAAAACAGTCTTTATTGAAGCCCAAATAACTAACAATCTGTACTAAGGCAGACGAGTTATCGCCCTCAACTTGCCTACCATTGAGGAAATACTCAACATTTTCAATATATCCTTTTCCCATACCCGCGTTGTAAAGATAAAAACCATACTCTTTCTTACCCGGTTCAACGGTTGGCACAAGGGTAATGTAAGGCTGAACTGAAATCTCGTAATAATTTTTTTGCATCCAGCCCATATACACCGAAAGACCCAGCGCACAGAGCGCAATGAAGACACCACACCCCGCGACAATCAGGCTGGTTATTGCAAGCCGATCACTACTCTCCATCTTATTCTCCTTTTGTTTAGACCCTTTGACCCTCTCCCCTTAAATTAACATACCGCACTGTAAGGAACATCCGCTACAGGCACAAAGCTGACCGTAAGATTGGGTATAACCCTGAGCTAAAAAAGTGTCAGTATGCTCCAGTGCCATCAAAGCCGGGAGTGCCGCTGTATGAAACACTCTGCATGCCTAACCGGCGCTCAGGCACGAGAATGAATATTAAAAAGCGTGTTTGCGCGCAATGCTATCCCCGCCACGCCTGTCCGCTTTATGTGTCGCTTTTAATGCAGTTGCCTGAGATGATGAAAGCCACACCAACGCAGGTGTAGTATAGGATTAATACATGTATTTAATCAGGTGCAAATGCATGCAGCATGAATGCAGTAAGGCTCGAGCGGAGTTATCCTTTTTCATTCAAAATCAGATGCTTTGAGCGCATGCATAAGTACATCAGTCACACAATCACTATTTGCAAGCATTGAAGCAACTTAACTACTTGATTAGATGAATTTAATATGCTTTATTTATTCATCTGATAGACCGCATATCGATTAAGGATGATGTTATCGCATGGAATTTTACAAAACTACCACTTGTAAACTATTCGCTGCAACAAAATAATATCGTTAAAATCTCAACCTAAAAAAACATTATATTTAATTGAATTTAAGAAGGAGTTTTTTATGGCTGTTTTCATATTTTACAATATTCAGTTACTACCAAATGATGATTCCGCTGAGGTTGGTGTTCAAGGTTATAAAAAATTATTCACGCTACTAAGGGATAAAAATAAAAATAAAGTTAGAGAAAAAAGACATCTTGATTACCATTTCAATTTAAATAAAAACTCTTATATTGGCCCATATAATTTTTTTTCTGAAACTGGCGCAATAAATGGTAATTTCGTTAGATACTCTGATACCGATAATGTTAGTGAGCTTTTAACTGATAAAGCCATTTTCGACCACGAGAGCAAGCCTAATATAGTTGTCGTTGGAAAAAAGAAATTTCCATTTATATTTGATGCTAAGAAGCATATTTTGGGCATTGAAAAAAATGCAGCTCCCGCTGAAGACTTTATTAAATTAGAGGAAATATTAATGTATTTCCTGAAAGATATTAGTGATGAGCATTTTCCAGAGTATACCCTAACCGTGAATTTGATGTCTTCCCCTAATGAATTAGAAAGGATTCTAGATAACGCTATTTATTACAAATCAGTAGAAGTTAACCTCATAGCACCGAATGGTGAGGATGCTGAGGATATCTTAGATGAGATGCGCACAAGCAAAATGCAAAGATTGCTTATAAAAGGTAGCAGCGGTGGTGCCAATATGAGCAGCCTTCCCGATTTTATAAAAAACATTTTGCCATCAGCACAAACTCATGGAAAAATAAAGCTCAGATATGTTACCAAAATTCCAAATTCTACTAACAATGAGACTAAAATCTCCTCATATGACTCAGAGAAATCGCCCTTAACCTTTACACTAAGAACTTCAAAAAGCGATTCTGATGAACGTAATTTCTTGAGGCGTTGCTTAAGAAGGGCTGTTGCATTCTTAGAAAGAAAAGAATCTGAACAAGTTTCCCATGATGAGGACTGAAAAAATGTTTAATTTTTTCAAAAGAATACCAATACTGGGAACTATTGTATATATAACCAATAGTTATATATACAATGGAGACATTAATTCAAATAAAAAATTTGCGCCTATAAAATTATGGATTAAAAAACTAACCTTAAAATTCCTACTATGCTCTCTTTTGACCATGCTGGTTTTCAAAGATTTTATTTATAACATCTATATTAATCACACGTTAAATTATGCTTTATTACTGCCTTTATCACTTAACCCAGGAGATAAAATAACCGCAACATTCCCATCATTAATTGGTTTTGGTATAGGTGTTTATGCTTTACTTTTCGCCCTTGATAAATCTGTAGTAGGAGAGGTTCAAAAAGCAATATCAAATTCAACAAAGACATCTGGTAGTGTATTAATGTTAAGTTCAGACCTTGCTTATCCATTAATTATATTAATAATTACACTTGGTATTGGTATATTACAGACTGTTTTTTCCAAATCACTCTATTTGTGTGCTATATCATGGTTCATGCTCTGGTACAGTTTTGTAGTCATAATCGAAATGATTGGGGTTTTATTTGGTTTAACTAACAATAGTTTACTTGATAAGCTTGATGATTAGGCTTTAAATCACTGTTTTAATCGAGTGATTAAATCTCACCATTTATCTTCGGTGCGATATATGAATTTTTTACCGTTATACTCAACAGTCGCTCCTCTGGCAAGAGCAACAACCTCCCAATTTTGGGGGGTAATGCCATTTATTAATAAATCATATTTTATATTTAACATTTTTTTCCGTTCCTGCTGTGTTAATCGTGCTGAAGGTGCAAGCATATACGATTTTGACGAATCAAAACTCTGCTGATGATTATGAACTGCCGGTAATTGCCGTCTTGCAGCGTCTCCCAGCACCCTAGCAACATCAGGCTCATCCCATCTAACATTCCCACTCTCAACTAATTTCATCACTGCAGTGGCGTACTCAGAAGGTGTCGGAGACAATCCCTGTCGGAGTCCTTTCTGTACCTCCCCACAGTTATTGACAGGACTCCGAGGCGCGCCGGAGGCGCTTATTAAATTCAAAGGATGAACGGCAACTTCAACAGCCTTGGCGACAATGCGCCATTTTGTTGTGCGTGTTTCGTGGATGAGGTCAGTGCCAAGATGAGGGGCATAAACGCCGATGATTTTCTGGATCTCTTCGTCGTACTCGTTTAACTCATCAATCACTTGGCGGGCAGTTCTTACCGTTTGCTCATCGCGTGGGACATTCGCCCCACCCTGCGCAGAAATATATGCGGCGAAATCACCACCGTCTGCCGCTGCTCTTGCAGCTTCGACAAGTTCGTCAAACTCGCTAGCGATACTCACGCCACGCGGCAATCTGCGCAGCTCGCGATAGGCTCCCATTGTTGGTACACCGATAGATTTAAATTGCGGTATACGCCATGTAGAAGCCCATGCAGTAACGGCTGCGGCAGTCTCTGACAATGATCGGCCAGTCTCATGGTCTATCTCACCTTCCAGAGCATAACCATCAATATTCTTGGCTATGTATTTAGCGATATAGCCTGCCGCCCCGCCTTTATTTAAATGCTTACACTCAAAACGCTGAGCTTGTGCCCCGCGTTCATCTCCATCTTCTTGGAGTGCATAGCGACGCATGATGTCAACGGCAGGCTGACGGTGAGCTTTATCGCAAAACAACATCATATGCCAGTGAGGTGTAGCGTCGTGGTGAGGCTCAACTACGCGCATTCCGTATACCTTGATGCCGTTATCTTTGAATGCTGTACGCATCTTGCCCCAGATTTTCACCAGATAGCGCTGGCCATCCTTTGGTGAATACGCCTCTTCATCCCACTTATGATTGAAATTAACGCGGCGATCAGTCTTTTTCCCGACCATGCGTGTTGGATGGTATTTTGACGGTGTGGTTATCGTGAGGAACATGCCAACATGACCAACTTCTGAGGCATATTTTTCAATACCTGCAATAGTGCTCATCAACTCCATTCGACGGATTTCAGGGTTAGAAATACTCCCCATAACCTTATCGATGAGATCTATACGTTCCCCTGTTTCGATGTTTTCTAAATCGCAGGATTTAAGATATTCCATGTTTGCTAAACGGCGCGCCCGAACATCCCGGATAGCCTGTTTGCTGGCATAGCCAGACTTTTGCAGACTAACCTCGCCAACAGCAATCAGGAGAGATTCGCGCCACTGCGTGCGCTGCGCTTTTAACTGTCGAATCCACCACTCATCATTTACCAATCGCGAGATGCTGGAGAACGCTGAGCGCATATCCAGTTTGCGTTTACAGTATTTTTGCCAGTGCATTGGAGTGATATTAAAAACGCGGGCAGCACCGGCAACCTCACCATAAATTTTCTGCTGCGCGCTATCGGTGAATAACTTGGCTTGAACCCCGTTGTGCTGACTAAGAAGCCGATCGCTCTGCTCTTCATATTCTGTGAACAGCCGGGATGAAATTTGCATAGCGAGACGTTTCAGCGCCTTGTCATTCATACCCGCTAGCTGGCGGTAGCTCTCGGCTTCATCGGTGAATATTTCGTTAGTTCGACCATTTAAAATCAGCTCATATTTAGCCTGTACGACTTCGATACGTGGCCAAATGCGTGGCATAAAAACGTTGATGAGATAGCGATGTGCGGCCAACAGCCCTGAGCTTTCTTTAAGATATTCATACCGGCCAGAGAAAATGCCACTTAGAAAAAATGGCAGCGCGTGGATCTTGCGTAAGGCATCTTGCCCCTGATGGAATTCATCACGGGTAAGAGGTCTTTCTTTTGAGATTGCAGGACGGGGAGCATTCCAAGGGTATGCGCCGACAAAAGGAACCTTGTCGGCTTTTATTACTTTAGGTGGTGGCGAGGGCGCGATACGCCCTCTCGCATTCATCAGCACGTTATTTACCGGACTGCGTCACGTTAAAAGCAACCCGGCAAAGATCTCCAATATTAGCTATCTCATCAGCCAGTTCCGCAAGGGTACGGACATCAGAATCTCTGATATGAAAATGCAGTAATCCTTTCACCAACTGGTCAATCTTGGCGTAGTAAGCTGTGGCTTCTAAATATTCCTGCCCTTTCTTATCGCCAGAAAGAACAGTTTTCTTTTTGTTGAGAATGAACTGGTAGCAGTCGCTCGTCACAACCCAATTGTCACCTACAGAAATTCGAATCATGCTTAGCTCCTGAAATGTTTTTTCTGTTGTTCGGTGATTTCTTGGCATGGCACACAACGCACGACACCGGGAAATGCAGCGCGCCGCGCCGCAGGGATTGGCTGGCCGCAGTCTTCACAGACTGAGGCCGATACCCCATTGCTATGAATACGATGTGCAGCTACCTGATGAGTCAAAATTTCGAGATTTCTTTCCTGCACTGAGTCCATTAAATCTGGCATTACATCACCCCTTTATTTTCTAAACCTTCGTTGTGAAAACGAATGGACTCTTGTCCGAGTAACTCAAGGATTTCAACCCTGTCTAATTGCTGTTGAATCGCGTGGCTAATTAGCGAATCCAGATGCGAAGAAAAGGTGATTGCTGCATCAGCCTTAGCCTGATTTCGTGCCTGATTTAACATCCAATTCGTTGCTTCGCTGTCTGCTTTATTTCTCATTTCTTGACCAACTGTTAAGCTCATCTCTGGCTCCAGACAAAGGGATCCCCTACGCAATCAAGCGCAGAATTAAAAATGGTTAATTAGTGGAGGTAAGTTTCGGGGCGAACCGACGTTAATACAGTCGGCGCATTTTCAAACAGGCTAAATAATTCCCGTAGCGCTCGAAATAAAGCCTCTCGCCATGAGCATGTTTCGTCATCAATTCGCCAATATGGCTGGCTGAATTCTTCTTCCGTTAATCCTGCATGAAAATATAAAGTGCGACGTTCGCTAATATTTAAACGTCCGATAAAACATGACTTGGTGATCCTGAAACTACGGTACTTTGCAAAAGCAGCCCGGAGCTCATCAATTGCGCAGACAATACGTTCACGATCGCAATCGTTCATTTCCTGCAACTTCATTACGGAATGGCGTTGTCTTAACTGAGCATGAAAACAGATGGTCAGACGTTCACGTTCGCTAATCTTGTTATAGAAATCACAAGAGGTTTGCCAGCGAGCGGGCGCAAGGCGCTCCCCAACAGCAGCACGAAGCCCGGCAGGCTGATTCATTACGATAGCCGCAGTGATTACTGTCATTTCTTCCCCCATGATAAAAACCGTTTTACTGCTACCGCGCGCATAGAACGGCGTGAGCAGATAATGATTCCTTTGCGGCCTTTCCCATGTGTAATTGAATTATTCATGGGACGTGCGGTTTGATGATTCCAGAGCAGTGGCGCTAAAGAGATTGGGTTTTGCATATTACTGGCCTCTTCTATGCTGCTCTGCCGCGACCACGGCAAGGTTTACTCGCACTAATACGGTCTTTCCATCCGTGCCACTCTGCCGGTGCATCTTCAACAAGCTGATCAGCAAACTTGTCCCACTCTTTACGGCTAATCCATAATTCTGCGTGCCCACCGGGCTTTAATGGATCAGCCATGTAAAAAGCTGGGAGTTTTCCAGCTTTTGCCATCGCTACGATCGCCGCCGGAGTTTTACCTACATACAGAGCGAATCCTTCTTTTGAAAGAAGATTGCCCGGTTTCTCAGACAAACTGACAGGTTTACGCTTAACGATACCGCCGCTTTCCCCTAAAAGTTCGTCATCATTCCACTGGTCTGATGTTTTAGCTTTCGTATTCATTTGGTATTCTCCTATTTCCTTTCCGATCTGACACCATTTAGACCTATCTAATGTCTTATCGGATATCTCAATGCTTATAAAATAAGAGATCTGATATTTTATGTCAACTGAACAGTCAGAGAAGCTAAAGCTGATCCGTGAGTCTGAACGACTAAAAGTTAAGGAAGCCGCTGAATTAGTTGGATTAAATTATGTGACTTACCATGGCTATGAATCTGGCAAGTCGAAAATGTCTATGGAAGCGGGGATGAAGTTCTTTAAACACCCGCGTTTTCGCAAGTATCGCGATTGGTTCATGTTTGACGAAACCGACCCAGCTTCCGGCCAAATTGCGCCGGCACTCGCACACTTTGGGCCAGAAAATCCAACCTCATCCCACTCAGACCAAAAGACTGGCTGACCATATACGCCGCACAAATATGTGATTTTTGTACAGTGGCCGACTGTTATAGCCACAAACAGACAGTACCGAACAAAGTTGTAACCATTGGAGGGCTTCGCTATGTCAATTAAGAAGCTCGATGATGGTCGATATGAAGTGGACGTAAGGCCGCAGGGTTCCGAGGGAAGAAGAATCCGGCGTAAATTTAATACGAAAGGTGAGGCTCAGATTTATGAGCGTCATGTGCTGGTTAACTACCATAATAAAGAGTGGTTAGAGAAACCGGCAGACCGCCGCAAGCTGACTGATTTGCTGGAATTGTGGTGGCTATACCACGGTAAGCACCATAACCGTGGTCTGATAGAAAAAGGCAGGCTTTCAGCAATCATGATTAAGTTTGCTGAAATCGGGGTGACCAGAGCTGACCAGATAACCAAGAAAGCTATAACGGATTATCGGGTCAAGATGATGAATGAAGGCTTGAAACCAGCCAGTGTGAACCGTCATCAGGCTATATTCAGCGGCATGTTTACCAAGCTGATTGATGCCAATGAATATCACAGCGAGCATCCTTTCAAAGGCGTGAAAAAGCTTAAAGAGGCTGAGCCAGAAATGGCGTTTCTTTCCACGGAAGAAATCACGCAGTTGCTCGATATGCTGGAAGGAGACAATCGCAACGCTGTGTTGCTTTGTCTGGCCACCGGTGGCCGCTGGAGTGAAGTTGCAGATCTTAAAGCTGAGCACATTATTAACTGCATGCTGACATTCATGAAAACGAAGAATGGTAGACGCAGAACAATACCGCTGTCTGAGGGCTTGGTTAAAATGGTGAAAAAAAGTAGTACCGGGAAACTGTTTACGCCCAATTACGACACGGTGCGAAACACACTGCGAACAATGAAGCCAGACCTACCCGCCGGACAGGCTGTCCATGTACTGCGGCACACATTCGCCACGCATTTTATGATGAATGGAGGTAATATTATTACACTACAGCGAATTTTAGGGCATTCCACCGTACAACAGACCATGGTTTATGCGCACTTTGCACCGGACTTTTTGCAGGATGCAGTCTCATTAAACCCACTTAACGGAGTGTCCATATAA